CGCTACTTCTTGAGGGTGCGGATAGAAATCCCGCCTATCGGTGTACATTACTCCCGACGCTGCAAGATTTTTTTGCTGTGCTGCCATTGTGTATCCCTCCTATGGGATAAAAATTACATATTATCTGTTCGGAGGGTAAGAGTAAACATTATCTTAATCCTCTGAACGGTTGGTTAACTGTGTGAAAGGCTTTGGTAAACGCCACGTTAGGGTCGTCTGTCAAATCCTCATTTTCTCCTGCGCCTATGCCCGGGGGCAAAGCGTCTCTTTTATCTGGTTCGGTGTGCTTTTTGCCGCCGTTACCATTACCGCCTTTGATAGCCTCAAATGCCTTGACCAGATTACGAGGGTTTCTACTGTCTTGGTTATTAACCCAAAAATCGTAGATTTCCTCCGCCTTTTTAGGGTCGCCTCCGGTCTCAACCATTATCATGCTAATCATATCGGATTTGGCTCTTGCCGCTTTTTGCGCCGCCGCTTCCATATTTGCTTTGGACTGTTGAAGTTGTTCCTGCCTTGCCTGTATAGCATCCTGATAATCTTCTTTCTGTGTACGATAATCTTCCATTGCGGATTCCCACTTATAACTTTCGCTTGTGGGGTCGCTCATACCATCGAGACGATTATAATCAGCCGGTTTTACGGGTCTTATAGGTCTAACCAATTCAGGCATCACCTGTTTTGGGTTTTTGGCCGCTTCAAGTTCCTGTTGCAACATAGCAATACGATTGCGTTCAAGTTCAAGCTCATGCTCGACTCTTGTTTTCTCAACTAACCGTTGATCCGCGATAGATTGAAAATGCTGTATGCTTTTCTTCTCTTTCGGGTCAACTGCCGCCTGTGAATCATCGGATTTCTCCGGTTCAACTTTTACGGGATCACGATTGACGGCTACTGTTTCAGAGCCATTTCCATACATCGCCGATTCAAAATCAACAGGCGCGTTGTTCGCGTTTATATCACTTGTGCCATTTATGTCCGTTGCCATTGTTTTGCTCCTTTTGTATTACTGCTTAGATTCCCTCCGGCGTTGGATGCTGTTTGCATTACTGTCGCAAGGTAAGTGTTTGACACTATTTTGGTTAAAAACTTATTCATTATTAATTTCTTATTTTGCCTTTAAGGAATTTTCAAAATCCTTAACCGACATTTCTAATTTTGATTTAGTCATTTGAACTGATGCAGCCGCTTCATTAGCGCTACGGTTCAGTTTAGTCTTAAATTTCTCAACTTCTGTGCGTTTATTGGCGTTTATAGCCTCGCGGGTAGTAGTCTGTAACTGCCCGCCCAATTGTTTAATCTGATCCTGTGCCTGTTGCAGAGCTGATTCTAACTGCCGTACTTTATCCTGTTTCGCGATAACTTCGTCCACGTTATCAATCTCTGACATTCTCAATATAGGTTCTGGGTCTTGAAGCACGCCTTCTTTATACAGATTCAAATAATATTCTGATTTGGCAATTCTATTAGTAGGTAACATAGACCCCGTGAGCATTACGATGTCTTTTTTAGTTACGGTAACGTCATTGATAATTTTGAAAGCGTAATCATCTTCCGGGTCTTGCTCTGGTTTATTGAGCCAGACTTCTTTGATTTTGTTATTGGGTTTACGAAGCCTGATTATCTTTTGTTCGGTATAAACGTTAGGGATAAGATCGGCGACTACGGTGGCTACCTGGTTAATAGCGGCTTCAATGTCATGCTGTTCCGATCTTGTACGGGTGTTCCCGGCTTCAAGTAGTGCGAATGTGCCGCCTTTAGTTCTTGGAGCCTGTGCCATATCGCCGTCCTGCGCCGGATAACTGCCTAAAATGCGTTGTATCTGGGAGATAAGTATCGCTGCCTGTTGGTAAAAGCCGTTATTCATCTGATCTACCGGGGCGAATACAGGTATAGACCCCGCATCTGAAGGGTCGTACCAGAATATCTGCGCTCCCGCCGCGCCCCAACGCTGTTCAACATCTTCTTTATTAATACCGGCGTTAGTTGGTAAAAATACTTTACGGTTGACTAAGTTCACATTATATGCTATAATCAGCGAATGTACTTTGTTAAGTTCTTCCTGTAATGGCCTGACATACTGCATGTCTCCCTGCGGGTAAGGGCATCTATTGTGATATCGCATTAAGGTTATTATGGGATGACTCTCAATGGGCATAATCTCGTTAACATACTCTTTTAACCCTATTGTTAGCACTCTTTTGATACGGGGTATCTGTATTTTTTTATATTTCAATATGCCCGCGTTCAGTAGGTCGGTCATCGTAACTATTTTAATTTGAGTATAAGTAGCGGGCAACGCGAATTGACTGTCAGGTACGCCTTTACGCGGTTCTATGTCTAGTGTTTCGGGGTTGACAATTAAATGGAAACTACCGCCCATCTGGTTGTACATTTCAATTTCTTTTTTTACTTCCAAAGGGTCGGTAACATAAACCGGAGGCGTATTAGTTTTAAGTAAAACTATCGCCGGAGACTGCCCGAATTTAATATACTCGCTTCTATTGAGTATCTTCCTGAAATTAGTACGAGGCTGCCAAACCTTGAACATCCACAGTTGAGTTTGGGCATATCTGTCAATAAGCCTGTATTTTTTTCTAGTAGTAAGGTCGGTGGATTCTAAAACGCTATCGCCTAAGTACCCGCCGCTTTGTGGCAATTCGTTATATCCAAAGTCCGGCAAGGCTTGTGTTAAATCGAAATCAGGCGCCATTGACATTATCTCTTTGGCGTTATAAATTCCGGTTAGCAAGATATTCGAAGCATCTTTGGAGTTGCGTTTCTTTGAATTTGGGTCGATATACAAATATCTGGGGTCAACCGAGGCTATCTTAATTTCACCATCGCCCCAATCGGCGTTATGGTCTTTATAGACAATCCAAGCGCCCATACCGCCAACTTTAGAATCTTCAATGGTCTGTTTAGCTTCTACGTTGCCATCTGAAATCTGCCATACATATTCTAAAACATCAGATTCAGCATGAGCCACGCCTACATCCGAGGCTTCTCTGCCATATGCCATGAATCGGGGTTCGTTTTCAGTTAAAGCGGCTATTGATACTTCTAAGGCTGGGGTGACTTCATTAATTGATAAAAAAGGTTGGTTTGCTGCTTTTTGAGCGGCGGCGTCGGCTTCATTCCATTGGACATTATTCTTAAAAGCGATATTATCCTGAAAGTTCTGTATCCATTTTTTACGGTCATTAGTGTCGTAACGCACGAGTAGATCGCGGTTCAGGCGTTCATCAATGGTAAGCGGGGTCGTCCGTTTATATCCGGGGTCGCCAAGTAACTCAATATTATAATCTTGCTGCGCGTCCATAAGCCTTACTAAGTAAAGTTTACCGGTAAATATTACCGATTACGGCGCAACATACATTAATTTTGGTTTAAAGTCAACAGTTGGCTAAATATATCGTTATGGTTATTATTAACCATATTTAGTGAATGGCTGATAGCAGCCAATTTGGGGCAAATAGTAAAGATTCTTTACGGTTATAAATAAGTTCTGGAAACCGCACCCATTAATGGCGAACTAAATTCGATATACTCAAAATTAGCAGTTCTGCCTTTTTCTACCGGAGCGTTAAATTCTTTACCACACTTCTGGCATACCTTGCCATGCTCGTCTTTATCGAAATAAGAGGCGGCGAAACAGTGCTTACAATTAATTTTGACTTTCGACCTGACGTCCACATCAATAAATTCATGGCAATTGTTACAGACCTGATGCACCGGGACTACCGAAGTTAAGAAACGCGCTGCATTACCCGTCACTACGTTAGAATGACCGCAATTAACGCATTTAGTCTCAATCCCATTCATTTCCATATCTCTGAAATACATATCCGGGGTTCTTGCCGGCATAACTACCTCGCTATTAAATAAAAAAATACTTTTAATTCCGGACAATCTTCCGGTTTGTTCTCGCATTCATAAACTATGCACTCCCGGCGGTCGTCTACATAAACGTTTGATAAACCCGCCGCAATTGCAGACGAACACGCCTTTTGTTCGCTTTGTTGAAGATTAGAACTTTGGCTCACTTCTTCTTTTTTGAGAATATATTTATCCATTTTAACTCCTATCTTGACATCCAAGTTCTCTCGGATTCTTTTTTATTGTATAATTTTTTACGCTTCTTCGGCTGCTCTCTCGGCAGGTCGTGATCGGCGGGATAAGCATGTTTTGCAGCCCAATATAGACCATCAAGGATATCGTCGGTCTGCGCTTTAGGGTAGTATAACATCTCCATTTCCAAAGTTAACCGCATCTCAACAGTAAGAAATATCTTATGTTGTTTATGATACGGCTGCAATACCTGTAAATAAGCTTTGTCTTTGCCCGGTGGTATATTTTTGTTGTAGATACCGGGGATATATACTTTTTCTAATTTTTTTAATGTATCAGATAAGTCTTTTTGAGTACCGTTATTCTCAATTGTCCACAATTTGGGCGTTAACCGCTTGTTTTCAGATACTATTTGCTCAATCATTACGTCCATGTACACCCGTTCCCTGATAAATGGCAGGACGTAGATGTTTCTATAAGCATCCATAGCGATAGGAAGTATCACGGTATAATTCGCCTTTGGGTCTAAAGAATAGGCTCTATCAACGCCGTAGAAGATATTAACCGGTATCCACTGTTCTTCTATAACTTCAGGTAGAAATTTACCATATTTATCATATTCATAAGCGCCTAATTCCCGTTTTGCCGTCCAACGCATTTTCAGATAAGCGTCGCCGTTTTTCTCTATGTGAATATCGCCGGAGTAGTACCTCATATCTTCTTCACAAAATATCTGATCATTTTTTGACATGATTGTACACATATACTCGGAGTTGTAAAGCCTTAGCTGTCCAATAGCTTCATAAGACGCTCTGGTGGTCAAATGCTCTTCATAAGATGTGTGTTCCGGCCATAGAGCCGTTTTGGTTTCATCGTCGGCAATAGAATAACGCCTGAAGTAGAAATTATCCATCCTCTCACAG